AGGTTACGGAATATACGATTACTTTAGTGGAAGTCCTGCTGGAGAAGGTTCTCAATTAGATAATACTATAGATTATAATACTATGGTTTATACAGATGGACCATTAGCTAAGAAAAAGAGGTAATCATGGCAGAAAGAAAAAAGATAGTTCCCTTAAAAAAACCTAAATACCTTAGCAAAGGGACAATGAAAGGTCAAACAGTAGGCGGTGGACACAAGCTATCAGTCAAAGAAGGTGCTGGTATGACTGCCAAAGGTGTAGCCAAGTACAGGAGAGATAATCCTGGAAGTAAGCTAAAAACAGCAGTCACAGGTAAAGTAAAGCCTGGAAGTAAAGATGCAAAGAGAAGAAAATCATTCTGTGCCAGATCTAAAGGATGGACAGGTGAAAGAGGCAAAGCAGCAAGGAGAAGATGGAAGTGCTAATAGAATGGTGGGAAGCTTGGCTAGTCGTAGCCATAACTATAAATACTTGTATAAACACAATAGTGTTTTTTAGAGGTCGTAAAATACTAAGAGCAGGAGTCTCAAATGAAAACAACAGCAACTAGATACATTCAGAATGTAACACAAAGTAGTCCAGCAAAAAACAAAGTCAAAAGAAAAGCAGAATTATCTAAGCCTGGAAAGTATGAAAAGAAAGTTATGGAAGCCAGTAAACCTATATACACTGGAAGAGGCACGCTATGAGCATGAGTTACGGTGGATATAAAGAAGCTGTTGATGATGAGCAGCTCATAGTCCAAATCGATGCTGGCATACAAGCCAGTAGTGGCGATTGGCTAAATAGTTCAGATCTTTCTCGTGAGAGATTAAAGAGTACATATGAATACGCTGGTGTGGCAATGGATCACCTTGCACCTCAAGGTGTAAGCACCATAGTTGACACAAGCACAACAGAAGTAATTGAAGCATACACAGCAGTCTTATCAGACCTATTCCTTAGTAATGGTAAGTTAGCTCGGTTTGTCCCCTATGATGACACTCCTGGAGCTTATCAAGCTGCAAAGGATGCTAGTAATGTAGTAAACTACTGCATATTTAAAAAGAATAAAGGATGGGAGATACTCCAAACTTGGATGAAGTCTTCTTTACTTTGGAAAAATGCTATTATAAGATGGGATTACATTGAAGATTACGATTACGTCATTGAAGAGTTTGATGAAATCGATGAAGCTAAGTTAGATGAAATCCTTGCAGATGAAAATATCGAAATCGTCAACGAGCTAACGCTCAATCCTACTTCGGAAACGATCTCTTATATAGACGTTAGACTAAGGAAAAAGATAGACAAAAGCAGAATCAAGCTAGAGTGTATTCCACCTGAATCATTTAGAATATCTAATGAAGCTAGAGAAATAGAGGATGCTAACTACGTAGGTATACAGTCTGAAATGACAAGATCAGAAGTCAGACAATATTATCCTGAGTGGGGAGACAGTATAACAGAGGAAGAATGGGCTGAATTAGATACAGGTGACGATTGGCTGGGTAGTGGAAACTACAGCGAAGACGTTGCTGCAAGAAAAGAAATAACAGGACAACGTTATTGGCAAGGATATGAAGGTAAATCAGGCTATCCATTAGAAGCTAATCAACTGGTCACATTGACAGAGTCATGGATTAGAGTTGATAGAGATGGTGATGGTATAGCAGAACTTAAACACCTTATCACTGTAGGTAATCATATACTATTTGAAGAGGATTGTGAGAGAATCCCATTGGCAAGTATTGTACCTATAGATATACCACATGAGTTCTTTGGTTTATCAATGGCAGACTTCACTAGAAGTAGTACTTTAGCCAGTACTGCTATATTAAGAGGTTTTGTCGAAAATACATATCTCACTAACTATAGTCCAAAACTAGCCGATCCAAATGTCGTGGATTTTAGTGCATTGCAAAACATGAAGCCAAAACAGATTATCCCAACTAATGGTAATCCAGCGGCAGCAGTTGCATCACTACCACCAGAGACTATTTCAACAGGTACTGTTCCGTTGCTAGAACACCTTCAAATGATTAAGGAACAAGCAACTGGAATGTCAAAGGCTGCACAGGGTTTAAACGATACTCTCTACGTTTCTGGAAACTCTGAACAGAAGCTTTCAGCTGTACAATCAGCTGCTCAAAAGAGAATCCAGCATATTGGGCGTAGATTTGCTGAAACTGGATTTAAGCATTTAATCACTGGCATATATGAGACTATGGTAAAGAATATGAAGGCTAAGCAGAGCATTTACTCTGATGGTGTTTATAGAATGGTCGATATATCAAAGTTACCTAAGACTATGGATGTTGAAATCTTTTTAGACATCGGTGAAAATAGTAATAGTACAAAGATACAAAAGCTAGGAAAAGTAGGTTCAGAAATATTACCTGCATTAAATCAGCAAGGAATGGGTTTAGTTATTAAACCAGAAGCCGCAGCAACTCTTGCAACTCAATTAATAGAGTCAATGCAACTCAACAGTAATGATTATCTTGAAGATTACACCACTGAAGAGTTTAAACAAAGAGCCGCTGAAGATATGCAAAAGAATTCTGAACTACAGAATAAAGCTGAGATGCTTAAAAATCGTAAAGCAGAAGCAGATGCAGCACTTGCAGAGTCAAATGTCGCATATACAGATGCACAAAGTAAAAATACAATGGACGATAATGCTAAACAATTAGCAGTATCTATTGATAAACACTTTCAAGAGTGGGCAGATTTAACTATCAAGGCTACTAAAGAAGGTGCTGAGTTACCTCCTCATCCTGATTACGCTAGCGTGATTATGATGGCAAGAGAGCTTTTAAACCCAAGTCCACCTCCTATGCAGGAGCAAGGACAACAGCCAATGATGGAAGAACAACCACAGGAGATGATATAAAATGGCAACAGTAACAATTAATGCAACAGGTACAGGTGGTGCACAATCAGGTACAATAACAACAGCTGCAGGTGCAGGTGCTGGTATTATATTAGTCGCTAATGATAGTGATTCAGCTATTGTATTTGACGTTGCAACAGCTGGTACAACTGTACAATCAGGTGTACAATTACAAGCTAAAGAATTTAAAAAAATAACAGGACTGAATAATGGTGCACAAACATTAGTTAACTTAAAAACCACACATGGTACAGTCGCACAAAAGAATGAGGTGGTTTATAATTATTTAATAGCTTAAGAGGAGAAATTAAATGACTGAGGAAGAAAAAAAATTAGAAAAAGAAATAGAAGAAAAGCAACAAAAACTTCATGAACTTAGATATGGAGAAATTGATAAGGCTTATAATGATTTTGAAAAAGCAAGAGATAATGCTATGGAAAAATATAATATATGGAAAGAAGCTTCACTTAAGCATGGTCGAGCTATTAGTCCATTAACTATTTACTTTTCAAATTTTTTCCGTTAATATAATGGATAAATATAAACAGACAGCCGAGAAGAGGCTGGGAAATAAAAAGTCTTATGGTCATCATAAAGTCCACCCTGAAGAGTTAGCAAGGCAAGCCCATGTCAAGGGACACTTTGCATCTCAAGAAAGGGAGGACTTCTTTGATGAGGTATATGGCGAAGTATTAGTCGATTACTTTTTAGAGTGGTTAAAGACTGATTCACATGAAACAAAAACTCGTGAGTTCCTCTACAGTTCTGCTATGGCACTAGGTAGTGTCAAAGAGAAAATGATAAACTTCGAGATGTATGGTAAGAATATACCACACCTACAGGAGGACAATAATGTATGAAATTAATTATAACCAATTAATCCAAAACTATGATCAAATGATAAACACTCTTGAGTATGACTCAATGAGAAGTGGAGGTAAAGCAAAGCTTAATGCCGAAACACTACATCATTTATATGCTATGAAAGAGAAGTATGAATCAAATATGATCAAACCTGCTAAGAAGGAGGTAAAGAAGAATGGATAAAAATACCGAAGCAACAATAGGCTCTACCCAGTTGGATGACTCTATAGCAACGGATAGTCGAACAGAAGAACAAATGCTGGCTGACATTGTAGCGAACTCCGAGTTCACTGAATCTCTACCCAATGAGCAAGACGTTC